TCTGCAGCATCTACTTTAAGCCAAGAAGGTAAATTTTCATACATAAATTTTACCTTTGTAACCATGTTTTTAGCAGTTTCCTGTTTTGTAGCAATACAAAGTATATTTTTATCCTTATAAAAAGTCATCATCCATAAAGAATATCCTGCTGATAAAGTAGATAATCCTAACTGTCTTGATTTTAAAACAATATTATAAGGATTATCCTGAAATAGCTTTAATACTTTTTCTTGAAATGGAAATAAATTAAACTGAATTCTACCTCTTTGTGGATGTTGGATATAGCAATACTTGCGCATAAAGTGGATTGGATCCTGTGCACATCTAAGATACTCTTGACGTATTACTTTTTTTATATCTGACATTACTTAATAATTAAAACTGTAGCCGCAACAGCTATAATACCTACTCCCCCCATTAATTTAGTTTTTAGTTTTTGTTTCTTTAAATCTGTTTGGAGTTTTTTAGATAATTCTTGTGATAAAGCTAATTGGTCAGATTTTGTACTTAGAATAGAATTAAAATTATTAACTTGAAGTTCTAGATTATTAATAACACTATCTTTTAAAACAATTTTTTGTTCTAATAAATTTATCTTATCTGTTGTTAGTACTAATTCTTCTTTAGCACCATCACCTGTAATTAAATCTTTAATTACTAGTTTCGCTATTGGTTTTTGCAATTGAATCGAGGAGTTCACGGTATCGTTCTGTGAAAAACCTTTCAAGTTCATCATCATTAAAATCATCAACGGCATCAACTTTTGTACTAATTTCATATTTTAAATTATTTATTCTACTATTTTTTAGACTAATTTCTTTATCTAAGCCTTTAATTTGGGTATTTAATGTGTCTATTTTAAAAGTCAATTCGTCATTTATACCATGTAACGAATCGACTTTTTGTTCTAATGCTTCTATTTTAGCATTATATTCCTCAACATATCTTTCTCTATCTGTAAATAGCAACCAAGCTACAATACAAATAAGAACAATAATTTTTAATATGTAAACAACCCTTTCTTTATAGCCCATTTTATTTATCTAAAATTTTATCTAATTCTTTTTTTAATTTAGTTTTAGATTTTAATTTTTTTAATAAATCTTCTTTTTCTTGCCCTTCAGCTTTAGAATATTTTTTAGCTAATGATTTCATTTCACGAGTTAGTACAGCTAATTCTTCAGCTGCTTTAGCTAAACTTTTATTCTTTTTGATTTCAGCATCAGATGGTTCTTTATCTTCATCTTCAGTTAATTCCCCTACTGCTCTATCAATATCCCCTTTATATAATGATGATACAATTTTACGTCCTAAAGTTTCTAATTCATCTTTATTTAATGAATGAGGCCTATTAAATCCTTGTAAATATCCACTACCTATGTCCATATAAGTAACACGATCCGCATCACTAGCATCTTCTTCTATACCAGCCTCTTCTTTTTTCTTAATTACATCATCTAATTTAGCTTCATAATCTTCTAAAGCTGCAGTTTCATCCTCAATATTTTCAGATAATGTGGATATAATTTCCTCTCTAATAAAGTTTTTTAACTCAGATTTTTTCATTGTAATAAGGGTTTTATTATAAATATGTTAAAGCCCTGTAATATTCAATATTTGTTGAATACGTTCATCTGTAGATCCAGATATTTTTTCAATAGATGGACATCTATGCCCATATTTTTTAATAAGTGTAGTAATAGTAAAATCAATAATATCTCTATAATGTTCATCTGTTTCTCTTACCCCATTATCTTCAATAGGAATCCCATAAGGAGAAATGTAAAAAATGTGATCGTATTCTCTAATAAATTCTGACGCATAATCTTCAAAGTTTTCTTTATCCTGGTAAGGAATTGATTTAGCATTCATAGTAAATGCCATAACATCTATTACAGTTCTATCTGTAATAATATTAGGTTGAATTAATTCAGCACAACGTTCTGCTAAAAATACAGTTTGACCTTTTAGTGTAGAATCAGTATTAAGTGGAATACCCTGTTCCATTAAAAATTTAGAACGTTCTGTTCTAAAAGCGTAATTTTTAAATTGATCTGTTTCTTTTAAAGCATTAACTAATGTAGTTTTACCTACACTCATTGTACCACATAAACCTATTTTCATATTATTTATTTAATAACCAACTACTTGATTGAATTTTATCACCCAATCCATCTATCAATGTAATGCCTAATTCATTACAAATCACGCTTTCTGGTATAGTGTTATTATTTTGATCGCCACCATTAGCAAAATGTAAATTCCATACTTTACCATATTCATTATGTAGATGTTTTAGTGTTTCATTTTGAGTAGAATCATTATCTATAGAAAGTAAAGCTAAACCAACACCTTTAATTGATTGTATAATTTTTAATCTTTCATCTTCGGACATAAACTCTTTAGATCCTTTTAATTCTCTTTGTAAATCATTATTAACAATAACAATTAAAAAATCACCTGCTTGGTTTGCCTTTTCAAATAATTCTAAATGACCTACATGAATAGGATTAAAATAACCACTAACTATAACTGCTTTTCTTTTCATTAATTTCTATAATCCGATAATTTAGATTTCATGGATTGATTTTTATAATAGGGTAGGCCTTCTCTTTGACGTCTTCTATCTGTCCATTCTCCTTTTGAATATTTTATACCATAGATATAATATTCAGCTTTTTTATCATTACCTTCAGGTATTAAAGCAGGTCCATCCCAATTATGAAATTTACCATCCCAAACATAAGCTATAGTACCATCTACTTTTTTTAACCTTTTACTTTTTTCCCATTTTTCACTCATACTGCTATTGTTTTATTCTTAAATGTACGAACTTTTTTATTGTCTTCCAAAATTGCTTCCGCAACATATGTACCTTGTGCACCACTTACTGTTATACCTCTAGCTGATAAAGCATCACCTACAAAATGTACATTAGGATACTCTGTTAAAGCTAAATTAGTATAATCAACAAGTGGCTCAGGTGATAGATATTTTACTTCAGGAACATAAATACCCCAATCATCTTTAAGTGTTGGGAAAACTTTTTTCATGTCCTCTATAAAGTCAACTATATACCAAAAATATGGTTGCATTGCTTTACTTATGTGATGCATTGTATCAACTTTAACAGATGATACTTCTACACCTTCAGATGTTTGTGATGGTTCCCTACTTGGACTATAATATAATCCTGTACCATCTTTTTGTAACTTATTTACTACATTTCTAGACCATTCAAATGGTTTATCTATACCTCTAACTTCCATTAAGATACCAAAGTTAGTCATATCATTTCTAAATGATTCATCTTTTTTAGCGTGGCCATTATAGCTGTGATCACCATATGTTTCCTCTACAGCAACATAAGCAGCATTATTATTTGTACAGAATGATCTTAATGATACACCTTTATCTTCATATTTTCTATATAATTTAAAATCATATGAAATATCAATTAGTTTTTGGAAGTGTTTTTGTGGTGCTTCAAATCTAACACCTATTTGAACTGGTTTTGGTTCAGTTGGTAAGTTATATTTTTCAGCTAGTTGTTTACCAAAATCAATACCTGATTTGCCTACACCAAAAATAAGTTTATCATATTTTATTGTTTCTTTTGGAGTATTCCAATCACAGTATAATTCTTGAGTATCAAAATCAATATCTGTAACTTTAGTTTCCCAATAAAATTCTACACCATTATCAACTAAATAGTCATACCAATTTTTACCTATTTCATGTAAATAATCTGTACCAACATGCCATACTGGGAATAAACGTAATCCAAAATATGGTTTAATAAAATCTGGTTCTGCAACTGGATTTGAACATTGTACTTCTTCTGGTTTAGGATGGAATCTTTTAAAATTATTAATTACTTGGTCAAACAATTCCATTGCTTTTTCTTCACCGCAATATTTTGATAAATGACCTCCAATTGAAGTATGGTAAGTTAATTTTCCATCTGACCAACCACCTGCACCTAACATTCCTGTCATTACTTCTTCAGGTAATCTATTGTATGGATCTTTACCCATATCAATAATGGTAATTTTACCTTCATAATTGTTATCTACTAATTTAGTGGCTGCATTGATACCTGCAACTCCTGCTCCTACAATTACTACATTTTTGCTCATATGTTTACTTAATTTAATGGTTAAATATAATAAAAAAAGCTGTGGACTCCAAATTGGAGCCACAGCTTCCGAAAAATTTTTTAAATCGACTGGCTATGAATCAGTCTATAAGTTATTTTATTCCTGTTATTTTTATTGTAGGATGGTATTTTCTGTCTCCATCATCTTCTGGAGGGTTAGCAGTTGATCTTTGTTTGTCTACTATGTACTTCTGACTAATCTGCATTTTAACCTTTTCGAAGTCGGCGCCTCCTATAATTTTAAATTCTCCTTTAAAAAGATTAGGTTCTAATTCATTGAAACCATAACCCATAAATGTAACACCATCAAGTGTATCAGCAAAATTTTTAGCTTCTTCTTCTCGTCGTTCATAAGTAGAAATATCAGATTCATTTAAATTACTAATTTTATCAATATTAGTACTTGGAAAAGATTTAATATTTCCTTT